TGTGTTGCATATTATTTCCATTTGCTCACGTAAAGTTGGGCAAGATTCAACAAGTGATCGAGCATTATTCAACCATACAAAAGAAAGATAATGTAGTAAATTTAGATCATTACAGAATGTGGATAACAGAGAGGAAGCAATGAGTATATATGATACAGTAGATGAAAGATTAATGGAGTTAGAACTAAATGATAAAGTATTTAGAACTGATCCCCTTAAAAAAATTTCTGATGAAAAGAGTAGAGTAGATAGATTTAATAAAAAATATTTAATAGAATTAAAATCTAGAAAACATTCTATTGATAAAATAAAACTATGGGGTGGTGCTACTATTGAGAGAGATAAGTATCAAGCATTGATGCGTGAATGTGGAGATAAGATTCCTGGATACATAAATAAATTTCCTTGTGGTAGTTATTATGGTTGGAACTTAAAAAAAATAAAAGAACCGTCTTGGTATGAAAAGATGTATAATAAATCTACTGTAGAGAATAAAGGATTAAGACCTAAAATAGTAGGTGATTTACAATTTGAAGATGGAAAAAAATTAATATGAGACTAATAATTATATTAGTATTATTAACCGGATGTAGCGCGAAGTTTGATGGCTTTGATCCGACTACGTCAGTTTTAAAATGGATGGTGACAAGTGAAAAGAAATAATAGTTATAGATACCCAAAGACTCAACGAGAGAAGATAGAAGGTAAACGACACTATGTGTTTGACACGGAGAAGTTACCATCGGTCACTACCATTTTAGACGCTACACAACCCGAGGAGAAAAAGAAATCACTAGCGGACTGGGCAGCGCGGATCGGGGAAGAAGCTGCAGAGAAGATTAAATCGGAGGCCGCGGTGCGTGGAACGGCGATGCACAAGATCCTTGAAAAGTATGTATTGGAAGAGGGTTATGTAGATCAAACCAATGTAGGTAAACAAGCTCACAATATGGCAATACAAATAATACAAAATGGATTGTCCGATGTTACAGAATATTATGGTACAGAATGCACATTGTACTACCCAGGACTCTACGCAGGCCAAACAGATTTAGTTGGAATACACAAAGGCCAGGATGCAATCATAGACTTCAAACAAAGTAACAAACCTAAAAGACCAGAATGGATAGGAGATTATAAGCTTCAGCTAGCAGCATACGCTATGGCTCATAATATCTTATTCAATACACAAATTACAAAAGGTGTTGTGATGATGTGTACAAAAGATAATTACTATCAACAGTTTGTTATTGAGGGCGAAGAGTTTAAACAAAGTATGCACAACTTTTTAAGGAGGGTAGATGAGTATTATAAAAATAGATCAAAAACGACTGGATAATATAGCTAAAGCATATTGGAATACATCTGGAGAAATAAGAGAGATGTGGGGTCGTAAGTGGTATCAACTAATAAAAGAAATAGGAAGGAAACTAGATGAGTCTTCGAATGAGAGATCTTCAGCAGATACTAGACAAGTTCACTAACGGAAACAAAGGTACTGCAGTATCAGATTGTTTTATTTATATGGAAAACGATCAAGGTGGTCTTAATGAAATTGGTAAAATAGAATTGCAAGAAAGTACATTAATTGGTAAGCAGAATAGCTCTGCTGCCTGGCGTGTGGTGTTAAAAAAAGATAGAGCCACAACACAACTTCAATCTACAACTTTTAAACTATGATAGAATCCATAATGGATAAGGGCCCATTGAGTGCCTCACGGGAGACTGCGGGGCACTTATGTATATAGAATTGGTCAAGTATCCTGACGTATTTTTAAGATCAAAGAGTAATACTGTGCCTTTTCCATTAGATGAGAAGACTGAAAGACTTATTAAATGGATGTATAAGGCTATGTATCAGCACCACGGCATAGGTTTAGCTGCGATACAGGTAGGATATCAGCTGCGTATGTTTGTTATGGACTGTTCACGCAGTCAAACTAATGAAAAAGTATTTATTAACCCAGAAATTTTAGAGAAATCTGATGAAACATTACGTGATAATGAGGGTTGTTTATCAGCTCCAGGTAAAACTGGTGATGTGCGTAGACACATTAGAATCGTTCTAAAGTATCAAAACAAAAAAGGAGAGGAGGAGAAGAAAACATTTTACGATCTAGAAGCAAGGTGCATCCAGCACGAGATGGACCATTTAGATGGTAAACTGTGCATAGATTATGAAAAAGGTAACTATAGTCGGGACAAACATAAGTCCCAAACAATGGTCGAATCTGATTTTAGAGCTAAATCTGATACGTAAGCAATGGAAACCGTACGCGGATCTTGAATTACAGGGGCCAGGAGTAAAGAAAATCATCAATTATGGCACAAATGCGTCTAGTATTTCATTTGTGACGAAAATGGGGCTGAAAGATAGGTAGCTGTGCCACGTATAGTAGAATATTTGCCCCTATTATTTTTTTTTGTGATAAGAAAAAACCTCTGGCACACTTGGCACACCCCTGTTTTTGGCTTATTAGTGAGGAATACCAAGGGTTATAGCTGTGCCACGACAAAAATTTACGGTGGCACACTTGGCACACTCTGCTACTCGACGCGCGCGACCTTTTTTTTATTTTTGAAAACTTTTTTGCCCAAAAATCTCACTATACAGTATATAGATTAATATGAGACATCCTAAAAAATCTAAATACAAATCTGTTGTGATCAAGAAGAAGAGATATTACTTCTATAAGATCACGTGGTTGGATATCACGGGTGACAGCGGCCACGCAGACTTACATACAGCAGAGGGCTTTATGCCTTCAGAGATGGTAACTCACGCATATCTACTTAACAAAGATAAAAAGAATGTAAGAACCTTTGCAAGTTATGAAGTTAATGATGAATTATTTAGTGATAGAAATGTATTCCCAAAAGGGTGTATAGTACGTATGGAGAAAATAAATGAAAAATAAAAAATTTAGTTATGATGGTAGATCAAGACCTACCAATGATTTGTATAAAGAAAACTTTAACAGAATATTTAATCCTACATTGACAGATAATATGCCTAATGTAAAATGGGACCAATTACCACCAAGGAAAGGACCTGACTCAAATGGAATACAAACCAGTTATAAACAAGTGGTCACTAGTAAAAAAGTTTCCAAGAAAAATATTTAGTAGAGTTATTGCTTCTCTGAATCACTATCAGGGTTTAATTCTTCTGCTGATTCTATTACATCTTCTTTTGGTGTAACGTCTTTCATATTATTGACATATTTATTTTCCATATATTCCATTAACTCTTCTTTGGACATACTACTTAAATCTTTGTCAATATGATGATGAACAACATCTGTTTTATATAGACCCGCAGCCTGGCCTCTTCTGTATTCTGTATTACTTGCTGCAGCATAAGCTTTATCTTTTAAAGATATATTTCTAATCTTACCCATCATATTCATATGACGATGAAAGTCTGTTCCGTGCTGCTCTCTCACTTCTTTTCTTAATTTTTCTATGTATTGGTGTACCAATGGGTATTTTTTAGGGTTCTTTAAATCAGATGCATTTTGTCTAGGTCTGTTCTTATAACCTGCTTCTAATGCACATTGAGTCTGATTCATTTCACCATCATTATACACATACAATTCAGCAAATTTCATCTGCCTTTGCGTCAATGCTGGCTTTCTACCCATCTTTTTATTAATTAAATTAGACATAGCCAAAGTATATAAATAGTTGTATAAAAAGTCAAATTATGTACGCAGATGTATCGAATCTAGTACGCAAATCTGTAAGAAAAAATAGGTGTGTCCGTTGAAACCAGAGTCTAAATTTTGGCAATTAATTAAGAAGAAAACACCTAAAATTCAGTGGACAAGACTAGAGTCTTGGGCATCCTTTGGTGTGCCAGATCTATTGGGATACAACGATTCTTGTGGATTTTTTATGGTTGAGCTTAAGGTAGTTCACGGCAACAAAATACATTTTAGTCCCCACCAAAAACTGTTTCACTTCACTAGGAAAAAGCGTAACTTTATCCTGCTTTACCAGCCTTCCCTTAAGCTGGTAAAGTTATACGAAAGCTCCGCGGTCCCCGGTCTTATAACCGATCACCGCGAAACACCTTCCCTCGCAATCAATGACTGGGATCACATTCAACGCTGCTTGCTAGCGTCCTCATCTGACGCTTGATCGCTTGCTTGCTCGCTCCCCTGCTCGTGGCTCGTGGGCCCACCCACCCGCCTGCTTGCTTGCTCGCTCGCTCGCTTGTCAGCTTGTTCCTTCTGAAATTTTTTGCGCTTCTTGCGCAGCTCGTCGTAAAATTTTGGGTGCCTGAATACGTGCATTTTTAGTGTTTACCATATACCACGGTTTGAACTCTTTTGTCCCAACATTTACGGCAGCTCAAACACTTGCCGCCCTGATCAGGCGCGGGGCAGGTTCTATTATCGGATGTTGTAACGCCTGACTCGTGGCTCCAAGCGCTGGAGCTCGGCCCATCTATTTTAGATCTTGATAATCTTATAACTAAATTTTCAGGAACTTCTTTTGGGTCCGGTAAAAATTGGCGCTCCTGAGTCGGTAACCAGTGGCGCGTGTTTGGTGTTAACCTTACAACTTCTAGAATCTTTTGCATATGCTCGACGCTTTGAACGTCTCCGGCATCGTGCCACCTGAACCATTTTTGATTTCTAATTTTAGCGGCCATTGCATCGACCCATTGCGGGTGTTCAATTGCTTTGAGTCTTCGATACTGTGCAGCTTTGATTGCTGGGTACCTGGTGTAATTTCCTTTTTTAGCATAACAACTAAAGCAAGGCGTGCCCGGGACCTGGGCTAATTTCCATCCGGTTTTGCATTCCCACGCCGGCAGGCTGTAAGATAGCCCCGGCATTTTAGAAGTTTTTGTAAATGAGTCTGTTATCTTTATTGCATCTTTTATTTTCATAATATCCTTTCTTATAAAATCCCATACTAATTATTTAAGTTACTTTGTCAACTTTTATTTTTTTATTGACAGCCGCGCGCTTGTGTGCTCGGGGCCCACCCTCCCCCCCGGCTCGCGGGCTTGAGCCCGCGTTTCGGTAAGTTAGGATAATGACCAGTATTTTGAGCGGAACCACAACGAGTTATTTAACGAGGGCCTGTCCCTCACATCCGCGTTAGGTCTTTAAACACTGATCCCAGGACATTGGATTGAGGCCGGCGTGCTTTATTTTAATAGCTCGAGCGACAGGCCTAACACTGTATCCAGTGCCAATGTCCAGGGATCAGTGATCGGTGGTGAGGACCCAAAGCTCAACCCTTGCGGGTGTCCTATACCTCACTTTGTTATCACGGTAACACCGATCCCAGGTCACTTTCACACTTCCACCACCACCGATGAAAGCGACCAGGGATCAGCACCCAGGAAAGACGGCCCAAAGCGGGCGGTGTGATCCTGGGTTGATCTTTTATTTATGAATTGCGATCCATAAATTCTTGAACTTTTTTTTCTGCTTCAGCTTCCATTTCAGCATCTGATTTATGGAACCAAGGCTCACCCAAAAATTTATTAATACCTCCATAATTTTTATTTTGGATTTCCTCAAGGAAGTCCTCGTAAAGACCTTCCTCAAGTTTTAAAGTTATTTCATCACTCATTTAATTAACCTCCATATCTTCAGTAAGTTTTAAAACCCCTGACTTTATGACAGTTGATTTCGGATCCTCTAAATACTCATCAACAGAATTCAAATGATAAGTATGATCCTTATCATCATTGATCTGCTCATAAGCTAAAAGCATCCTAGTCGCGTCAGTCAATGTAAATGGTTTATCTTTCATAATCGTATATTTAAAATGACCAGCAGGCCATTTATCTTTTCTGATTACAAAAAACATTTTGTCGTTTTCTTTTGTCATATTATCCTTTCTTTTAATTAATATAAGTAATAACAGAATATCCCATATAGTCAACCCCCTAAATAAATTAATTTAATTTTTATTCAACTTATAGTTGTGCTCGTGACCTCGGGGCCCACCCTCCCCTAAAAAAAAATAAATAAACATTTGACTTAATTTAATTCGTATGTTATAAAATCCCATAATAACAGAAAGGATAATATGAGTAAAACAATGACTAAATATCAACTTGACCATTTTAGAGATAAGGTCAAAAGACAATTCAACCCAATGATTGAGGAAGCTGAATTGTTAGTTAAACAATATAAGACCGAAGCAACTGACAAAGCTGTTGATAAGCTCGCTAAAAAAATGGGCGCAGATAAAATCATTAAGCAATTTCAGGAAGCTGAAATAAAACTGGAGGAAGCAAGGGCAAGCGCTTTAACTTTCTTTACTAAAAAGAAACCAAAAGGCGAAGAGCTTAACTATAACTTTAGAGAACCAAACTCAAGATACTCGGACAAGTTAAGCTTACAAGACTGCCACGATCAACTGCGAGAGTGGGCGTCAACACTTGCTGAACGCGAGATAGAACGAAGACCAGAGGGCGCTAAACTTAAACAACTTAAAGAACTTAAAACTAAAGCGCTTGATGTTGTTATGGAAAGCGGAACCCCTGATAGT